GCTGGAATTATTGGGTCAGTAGCCAACACCAAAAAAGGTTTTGCCTCATGTGATGCCTGGTTGAAGTACCTAACAAAGAACAATCAACTTGTGCCAATTGGTCAGGCTAAGCGCGGGGATCTTGTGTTCTTTCAATTTGATGAAGATGCTCAACCTGATCATGTGGGCATTGTTAAGTTCCACCATACAACGCTCAAGTACCTACAAGTATTTGAGGGCAATACCTCAAGCGGTAAATCAGGAAGCCAATCAAACGGTGATGGCTTTTACCTCAAGAGGCGTGACTATAAAACAATCATGGCGGTAGCCCGCCCAAAGGAGTAAAAATGGAACAGAAGCACCTAGACATGCTGAAATCAGCATTACGCCACTTTGCAATTACAGCGGCGGCACTTTATGCGGCAGGCGTTAAAGATCTAACAGCGCTTGCATTTGCAACAGCGGCGGCAGTCGTTGGCCCTGCAATCCGCGGCATTGACAAGAAAGACCCTGCATTTGGATTAGCCGCAGATCTTGTAACCGCAGAAATTGACAAGTTAGCAAAGGCAAGCAAGAAGAAAGCCGCACCCAAAAAGAAAACGAAGTAGTGAACTGGCCCGCTAACGCGGGCCTTTTTACTTTGCGGTACGCTTGTCGTAGGAGGTAAGGCAATGGCACTAGAAAACGCGTTTAACGAAATTATTAGCAAAAGAGTAGCGGGCCGCCTGTTGAGTAATCAATGCGCCTACAAATCACTGTATGACTCACTCAGCGAAAAAGATCAAGAAACATTAGATAAAGCATGGGAAAAAAACTACCCTGTTAATTTGATTGTTCAGGCTTTGAGATCTGAAGGGCATAAATGCAGTTCTGACACCATCAGAGTTCACAGGAATGGTTCTTGCAGGTGTACAAAAGAGTAGAGGAAGTTCTTGATGACCGCCAAAATGAATACGGTAGCGCTCGCAAGAATTTTACAGCCATAGGCCGCATGTGGGGTGCGCTTTTAGACATTGAGGACATTGATCCTGCAATTGTCGCGTTAATGTTTGATGCGGCAAAATCAGTGCGGATCACTGCAAATTTAGAGCATGAAGATAGTTGGATAGACAAAGAAGGCTACATACACCACGGTAAGGAAATTGTGTTCACAAATGAGCCTTGAAAAAAGATTACAAGACATGCCTGAAGGCATTGAGTCGCAAGATGTAAAAGAACTGCGCCAGGTAATTCTGCGATTGCAGAAACAACTCAAGCAAAGCAAAGAGCGTAGTGAAGATTTAGTAGAGGCAACACACCGCGGTGCTTATGATGCAATGATTGCATTGGGTGCAGTGCCACCTGTTTCTGCGCCACAAAAAGATACGCGCAAAGTAAATCCTGAAGTGGCTTTAATTCACACAACGGATTGGCAAGGCGCAAAAGTTACAACCAGTTACAACACTGAAATCATGCGTGAGCGCGTCATGCAATTTTCTGAAAAAGTTGTACACCTGACTGATTTGCAACGCCATCATCACCCTGTAAAAGAATGTGTAGTGATGTTTGGCGGTGACATGGTTGAAGGTTTGTTTAATTATCCTGCGCAGTTGTGGCAGATAGATGCTTCATTGTTTGGCCAGTTCACCAGTGTTTCTAGGCTTTGCGTGGACTTTGTGCGCGAGATGTTAGCCAATTTTGAAAAGGTCACAGTTATTGCAGAGTGGGGAAATCATGGGCGCATTGGTGGCAAGCGCGCAGAAGTGCCTAAGTCTGACAATGTGGATCGCATGGTGTACGAAATGAGCCGCCAAATCCTTGCAGGAGAAAAGCGTTTAACCTGGGAGGATTGTCCAGAGGACATTCAAGAAGTTGAAATTGGTAACTACCGCGCCCTGCTCATGCACGGTGATGAACTAGGCAGATCAGGATTTGCAAGCCCTGCGGCATGGATTGCTGGTGCTAACCGTTGGAAAGCGGGCGCACATGATTACGATTTCCACGACATTTTCTTAGGTCATTATCACCGACATGCACAAGAGCCAATTCAAAAGCACTACAACATTTATTGGACAGGATCAACAGAGTCAGATAACCGTTATGCCCGTGACTCAATGGCGGCTTCAGGAAAACCTAGCCAACGCCTGCATTTTGTAGATCCAATTAAAGGCAGAACAACAGCCCAGTATCAAGTTTGGTTGGACTAATCCTCATCATCATCTGAAAAATCAGTAGTGATTAAACGCATGTCAGAAACATCAACGCCTGCTTCTACGGCTTTGTCCATTGCGTCTTTGAAAGTGGACAAACAGCGGCCAGTTAAGTCACTCACCATGTCGGGATAAGTTGCTTCTGTTCCCAGTTCAACCATAAGACCGCCTAAGCGGATTGAGATTTGTGAATAAGCCATGTTTCCCCCTGGCCTCAAGTATGCCATTTCCGACACGCCAGGAACATAAATTACGGGGTGCTTGTGTTTGTCAGGGGCATGGTGTTCAATCCTCCTTACACGGGCTAGTTAGCCCCAAACAGGAAGGTTACAAATGGCTGGAAATTACGATCCAAATGCTTATGAGACAGTGGCGGAAAGATTACAACGCGCCCACGCCGATCATAAAGACTTACGCATAATCAATCGCATTATTGACATTGTGCGAGATGAACAACACCGCCCACTTCAATACATTGTGGAGTCATCTGTTTATTACGGTGAGATTTTGATTGCTGTTGATGTTGCAGAAGAACTTGTTGGCTCATCATTTATCAACAAATCAAACGCCCTAGAAAACGCATCAACAAGTGCAACAGGCAGAAGTTTAAGCCTGGCTGGTTACATGGGTACAGATCCAAACACAAAGAAGCCAGTGCGCCCTACACAGCAAGACATGGAAAAATCAAAGCGCGTAGAAGGTGCAACAAAAACTGCACCACAAGCAAAAGCACCTGCGGCAAAGCGTGAATACACAGAAGAAGAAAAAGCAAGCGCATTTGCAGTTTTTAGTTTGATTGAAACTAAAACAACAGAGGAAGAACTTAGAAGCGCATGGCAATTAAATCTTGATTTGCTTGATGTTGTAATTGAAGGCGCAACTTTGCGTGATCACCTTTTGACACGCAGGGCGGCTCTCAATGGATAACATGGAATTGCCTTTTAAGCCGTATGCAGGCACATCAGGGTGGCGCGGATCAGAGGCAAGCCATGATCGCGCAATTGAAGATGATCAAAGCGGTGTAACAAGTCACCGACAAAAACAAACTTTGATCAGTTTGGGTGCGGCAGGAATACGCGGCCTTACCTGGAAAGAATTAGGCGATTTACACGAATGGCATGCAGGGCAATCATCAGGTTGCCTTTCAGTGTTACATCTTGAAGGCATGGTTGCCCGATTAACTGAGCGCCGTAATCGTTGTTCAGTTTATGTTCTTCCCGCATTTGTGAACGGAAGAAAAATTACGGAAAGAAAAACAAACACATGTAAGCATTGTGGAGGTGCGCTATGAGTAAAAAAGAAAACAAGTTTGAACCGTCTAACGGCTTAAAGGTTGCAGTGCATTTCAACATAATTGCAATCCGCGCAATGGCTCAAGAGTTAGACATGTTTCCTGAAGATCTTGCTGAAAAGTTGGATAGTGCAGGATTTATGCTTGTGCCTGATCCTTTCAACATGTCATCAGATGCAGGCAAGGTTATTGCGTTGCAGAACAAGCGCGAGAATTCAAACATCAGCCTGGTAAAAGAGGAAACAGTTGATGAGTGAAATTATTACGCCTGCAATGGTTGAGCAAAAATTACGCGGACTTTCTAAAGAAGTTGATGAAGCGCACAAAAATCTTGTAGAAGTTGAAACGATTTATCACAGCATCAAAGCAGAGTATGAAATTGCTATGGCTAAATCCCGTATGACTTTTGCAACCCAATCATCTCCAACTGGCAAGAACTACACAGTGGGAGAGCGTGAGGACATGGCGCTTATTCAAAATGAAGAATTGCACAAAGATTTGTCAATTGTTCAAGCCAAAGTTTTAGCCACACGCGCTAACACCAACAGGCTCAAGATGCAGGTGGACATTGCCCGCTCAGTAGGTACATCAGTGCGCACCAGTATGGATCTCACATGATCACATTTATGATTGCGTTGCTTATTGGTGTAATTATTGGCTATTGGGCTTATCCGTTGTACATGATGATCAAGTTGTACAGAATTAGAAAACGGATTGTGCAGATTGAAAAAGATTTTATGGAATTAAAAGATGATTTATACGGCAAACAATGGAATGAGGATAATTTATGAAGAAGGCAATTTTAATTTTTCTTTTGTTAGGAAACATTACACCTGCTTATGCTGAAGATGTTGCGGGCTGGGTTAAAGTGGACTCAAGCGGCAATCAAATAGGCCAGGTTATTGTTTGTACGCCATCAGTTTGTGGCGATAGCAACAGCGCGTATTCAAAGATGACTTTGCAACCAGGTGAGCAGTATGTAATTCAAAGCAAAGCAGATAGCAAGGGAAATGTTGCGGGTATCAATCCAACACCTGAGACGCAATTAAAAGTTGATGTCACTACTAATCAATTTACGATTGTAAGAACGCAAGAAATTACGCCAGTTGTAAAAAAGGAAACTGTTGCGATTGCACCAGTAGAACAAACACAGCCGACACAACCAACAGAGCCAACGGTAACTTATGAACCCGTTACAACCATGAAGGTTAAAACAACAACAGTTGAAACATTTAATCCCATTACAGAACAGCCTGTAACGGTTGTTGAGAAAAAAGTTGTCATTGAACCTGTAATTGATGAACCCGTTGATAATTGGTGGGATCAATGGTTTATTGATTTAGCGGCACTAGAAGAATGGTTTAAGAATTTCTTTATGTGGTGGTTATTGCCATGATTGATCTACAAAACATGGTTGTAAAAACGCTGGTTGCAAATGACAATGCCAGGGCTAGATCACAACAAACAGCCATTGGGCCATCTGCAATTGGTGGGTGTCAGCGCAGACTTTGGCATGACATAGCGCAGACAGAG